GTGATCCCAAAAATCTCGCTCGCATCGAGCGTCGCACGTGCGGGTGAGGTCGATCAGATCGACATCCTCGTGCGCCCCGTCTCGACCATCTCGATCTCGCTCGTATGAACGATGCAGCACTGAACCTCGCGGCGCAGATGAGCGCCGTGCTCGTGAAGTGGGACGCCTCAGTCGGCGACACACCGCCCGAGGGCGACCCGATGGCGCACCCCGCGTGTCTCGAAATCGTGCGGCTGGAACCCGGCCGTGATCCGCAATTGATCTTCAAAAGGAAGGATGCAGAATGAGCCTCACTACCGCTGGCGCAGTGTTTCTCGCCAAGGCCGCGACCGGCCTGAACTCGCCGACCCTGTTCTCCTCGGCCAATGCCTACCTCGGCGTCGGCGATGGCGGCGCGACCGCCTTCGCGATCGGCCAGACCGACCTGCAGGCAACCACCAACAAGTCGCGCGTTGCAGTCACCAGCATCAACGAAGCCTCGGGCGTGCTGACTGCGATCGCCACGTGGGGCACGTCCTCCGGCAACCACGACTGGTCCGAGTGGGGCCTCTTCAACGCCTCAAGCGGCGGCACGATGCTCGGTCGCAAGGTCGAATCCCCCTCGCTCGGCACCAAAACCAGCGCGCAGGTGTGGACCCTCACCGCGACGATCACGTTCTCGGCGACCTGATGCAACAGTTCAACGAGCACGTGGGACTCGAGGCGCAGGCGCGCTTTCGATCGTCCACGCAAGAGCCGTCCCTGCCGAGTACCGTGCATTGGCGGCTCAACTGCGCGACGACGGGCGCGCTCCTGCAGGACTGGACCGCGCTTACGCCGATCCAGCAGTCCGATGGGTTCAACCTGACCGACGTGTACGTCGATATCACGATCCCTGGGTCGCTGAACGTGATCCAGAGCGAGAGCAACTCGCGCGAGCTCAAGACGATCCTCGTGGTATCGAACAAAGACCTCGATTCAGAAATGAGCGAGGAGTTCAGCTACTACGTCCGCAATATCATCGGACGCTGACATGCCTGCGCTCAATCGGCGACATCTGGAATCGACCCGCGCACGGATTCAGGCGGCCAAGCTCATCGACCGGCTCGATGCCGCTGCGATGGGCGAGGTGGAACTGACGCCGCAACAAGTGCGTGCGATCGAGATCCTGCTCAAAAAGACGCTCCCCGACCTCACTGCGACGGAACTTTCCGGCGCCGATGGTGGGCCCCTGCAAGCCAATGTGAATGTCCACTTCATCAGCCCGAGCGATCCCGCCACCGACGCCGGCAGCGCAGTTCCCAGCGAAACTTCAAGCCCTCTTTAAGCCCAGTCGCTACGTCGTCCTGTACGGCGGGCGCGGATCGGGCAAATCGTGGGGCGTCGCGCGGGCACTGCTCATTCATGCGGTGCAAAAGCCAACGCGCATTTTGTGCGCGCGAGAGATCCAGCGCACCATCGGCGACTCAGTGCACCGCCTGATCGCCGATCAGATCGCGCTGCTCGGGTTCGATGAGCTCTTTACGGTGACGGATACAGAAATCCGCTGCGTGAACGGCAGTTCGTTCACGTTTGCTGGTCTGCGCCAGCAGGACGCCGGGAAGATCAAGAGCTTCGAGGGCGTCGATATCTGCTGGGTCGAGGAGGCCCAGACGGTCAGCAAGAAGTCGTGGGACGTGCTGATCCCGACCATCCGCAAAGAAAACAGCAGCATCTGGGTCACGTTCAACCCAGAGCTCGACACGGACGAGACTTATCAGCGCTTCGTCGTCAAGCCGCCGCACGATGCCCAGGTCGTGAAGGTGAACTGGAACGACAATCCGTGGTTTCCAAAGACCCTCGACCTCGAGCGGCGCAGCCTGCAGCAGCGCGACATCGAGGCGTACAAAAACGTCTGGGAAGGGCAGTGCAGGTCGGCACTCGAAGGCGCGATCTACGCCCGTGAGGTGGCGCTCCTGTACGAGCAGGGCCGGGTGCGCCCGTGCCCTTACGATCCGCTGCTGCCGGTGCATACGGTGTGGGATCTTGGCTGGAACGACCAGACGAGCATCCTGCTGGTCCAGCGCGCGAGCGAGGTCCGCGTGATCGGGTTCATTGAGGACTCGCACCGCACGCTCGCCGATTATGTGCAGCAATTGCGCGCGCTCCCCTATGTCTGGGCGACCGACTGGCTGCCGCACGATGGCCGCGCCAAGGACTTCAAGAGCGGCAAGAGCGCCGAGGAGATGATGCAGGCGATGGGGCGCACGGTGCGCATCGTCGAGAACCTCGGCATCGAGGAGGGCATCCGCGCCTCGCGCATGGTGTTCCCTCGCGTTTATGTCGATCCGTCGGCGGAGGGGCTCCTTGCGCACTTAAAGCGCTATCGCCGCGCGATCAACGCGACGACGGGGGAGCCCGGCGCGCCCCTGCACGATGAGCACTCCCACGCGGCTGATGCGTTTCGGTACATGGCCGTTGCGGTCGATCAGATGAGCAGCGCCCCTGCCATCCCAGACCCCTATCGAGGTTTTCGAATTGGCTAAGAAAGACGCAGAGAAAAAGCTGATCAAGCTGCGCGAGCGCTTTGCGCGCTGCGTCGATGCAGATCGCGACAATCGCCGCTGGGCGCTCGATGATCTGAAGTTCCTGCACGAGCCGGGTGCGCAGTGGGACCAGCGCACGCGCGCCGACCGTGGCGACCGCCCGTGCTATGAGTTCAACAAGCTGCGCGTGACGATCAAGCGTGTCGTCAATGACATGCGCTCCAATCGCCCGATGGGCAAGGTGCGCGGTCAGGAAGATGGCGATAAGCAGGTCGCAGAGATTTACGAAGGGCTCATTCGCAATATCTGGAACACGTGCGACGGCGACACCGTGATCGACCATGCGGCCGAGTATCAGGTGGGCGCCGGGATGGGCGCGTGGCGCGTTGCAGTTGAATATGCCGATGACAGCGCCTTCGAGCAGGACATCTGCATCGAGCCGATCCAGAATCCGCTGTGTCTGTGGTCCGATCCGGCTGCACAAGATCCGCTCAAGCGCGATGCGGAATATTGGTTTCTCACGAGCCGCATGAGCAAATCGGCCTATGCGGCCAAATGGCCCAAGGCCGACGTGGTGAGCTTCAGCGAGCACACCGAATTCGACGACGAAGGCGAGTGGGAGGACGAGGACAGCGTTCGCATCGTCGAGTATTGGTATAAAGAGCCTGTCACCAAGACCCTCGCGCTCCTCTCGGACGGCTCGACCGTCGATGCGAGCGTCGTCACGATGGACGAGCTCGCCAAGCGGCAATTGACCGTGGTGCGCTCACGCTCGGTGCGCACGCACGACATCAAGATGTGCATCGCCTCCGGCAACGCGATCCTCGAAGAAGCCGACTGGGCCGGGCGGGAATTCCCGTTCGTGCTGGTCTACGGCGAGTCGCTCGTCATCGACGGCAAGCACCGCTGGTTCGGGCTCACTCGCTTCGCCAAGGACGCCCAGCGCTCGTACAACTACAGCCGCACGCTTGCGATTGAGACGGTGGCACTTGCGCCTCAGGCGAAGTTCTGGGCGACTCCTGCGCAGGCGAACGGGCACACTGAAAAATGGGCCGAAGCGCACAAGAAGAACTATCCGTTCCTGCTCTATAACGCCGACCCTCAAGCCGGTGGCCCGCCAGTGCAGATGGCAGGCCCGCAGATCCCTGGCGCGCTCATCAACGAGGTTCAGCTCTCCTCGGACGACATCAAGACCGTCACCGGAATCAACGACGCCTCGCTTGGCAATCGCAGCAACGAGACGACTGGGATTGCGATCCGCGCCCGTCAGGCGCAGAGCGAGATCGCCGTATTCAATTACATGGACAACCACGCGAAGGGTATCCGGCGCACGTGGGAGATCCTGATCGATCTCATCCCGAAGGTCTACGACACGCCGCGCGTGATGCGCATCCTGGGCGTCGATGGGAGCGAGAAGTACGCGAGCATCAACCAGCCGGACCCGATGACGGGCGCGGTGCTGAATGATCTGAGCAAGGGCAAATACGACGTGACGATCACGGTCGGCCCGAGTTTTGCGACGCAGCGCCAGGAAGCGGCTGAGGTCTACATGAACATGGCCCAGGCGAACCCGCAAATGTTCGGCGTTGCGGCTGATCTCGTATTC